AACCTTTAGTGTAGGTCGTGGCGCTCACAGACTATCTCACGCAATACGAATAATGGCAGTCGCGGCTGCGGCAGCAGGAAATTGAATCTGGAAATCGCCTGAGCTTACCTGCTGGTCACCACCAAAACTCAACACGGCGCAAGCCGGGTCACCCGTAGCACTGTCGTTGTAGATCAGCGCGCCAGAGGAAGTAAACGTGGCCGAAGTCCACGTCGTGTCCGAAAAGTCACAGATAGCGGTCGTGCCGTCAGCCACCGGGGTCACCGAAGTCAGCGTATTGCCGCCCGTGGTGTAACCACTGCCGTTCGCCAGCTCATCAGAGCCAAGATCGCCGTAAGCTGTCGTAGCAGCACCAAACGTGCCCGATCCTGCCGAAGCGGCCTTCAGCAACGCAATCTTGAACGTGTTACCCGTCGAAGCGGTGAAGTTATGAACAGCCTTGAGTATTTCTACTTTGAAGCTGGTGGGCATTGCGGTAGTAATTGAAATCGGCATTTTAGTTCTCCAGTAGTTTCACAAGTTCCGGGTGCCCAGCGGCTCGGAAGCGGTTTGCCAATGTGGTGTGGTTAGACCGCACCGCCTGTCGCATGTAGTGGACCAGCACTCCACGGATTTCGTTCTTAAAAGCCTCCGCCTGATCCCGGATGACCGGGTGGCAGTTGCCTCCAATCGACACGATCTTGTTCAGCGCCTGCTCTGCGATCTCCTCGGGAGTAAACCCTCGGCCAGATACCATGGAAGTCTTGATTTCGCCAAGCTGTGCGCCGGTTACGATGCTGAACATTACGCCACCTTGACCTTAACCTGCCCATCCCGGTACATGTCTTGACGCAGTTTGCCGTCGCCAAGATTCTTCAGCAGTGCCATGGCCTGTACGTAGAGTTTCTCGTAGTAAGCCACCAAATCAGGCTCACCTTTCTGGAAACGAATAGCCTCAACAAGCGCACCATTGAGGAGGGCAGAATCAAACTCTGTCCCTAGCCACGTAGTATTCGCCGTCACAATCGACTCCGGGTAGTAACCGAAATGGATTTCTGCTGAGTAGTTAGAGTTGGGGGTAGGACCAAGAATGAACGTATTCTGGTCAAAAATAGCGTAATGCTTCGGCAACCCGGTACTAGTGGGGTCTGGATAGGCTTCCCGCATGAAGTTGACATCTTTGTTCAGCAGGTAACCGTAAGAGCCGTTGTTAATTACAGCTAGCGAATACACGTACAGCATGTTGGTCGGCATGGTCAGGTACTTGTTACCTGATGTCATGGACCCGGTTTGGTTTTTACGAAGTGCAGGAAGCTCGACGGTGGCATATATCTTCTGCTCCGCCTGTTTAGTGAACATCGCAAGTTGATCTTCTGTGAACGTCTGCTCACAGATATCTTGGATGTTAGTTTTAAGCTCCGTGTAATTCATGGTTTACGCCATCGGGCCGCGTGCCATAGTGCCTTTGGTAGCTGCGCCGGTACCACGGATTTTGACACCGCCGCCTTTCTTCATGCCGTGCATACGCTTCTCGTGGGCTTTGACTTCGGCCTTGGCTACCTTCTTCATGTCTTTTTTCATAGCACCTCCTATGTAATGACGATTTTAACCCAACCTACCGTACCGCCAGCATGTACAGAACCACTCGGCTGTATCCATGCTCGGCTCTGCGGGTAGCCAGTAAAGTCTGGCCTTGGGTTCCGTATAGCCTGCGGATCGCTGACCGGATACTCACCTAAATGCAACTGGGGATGGTCAGGGTTCCAACATTCTGGACACGCAAGTATGTTCGTGTTTTTACCCTTGATTATCAAGGGTTGTAGCTGGCGCAGCTTATAGCGAAACCCGCATACGTCGCACTCTGATATCGCTTTTTGACCAGAGGCAAACCTATTGGACATGGCTTACCTCGGGAACAGCAGACGCGGGACAAACCTTACGGCTGCCTTTTCACGATCCTCGCCCGCCGCCAAGTCAAACTGCCGTTCGTACTCTGCCTGCAACATAGGGATACGGGGCATCAATTCAGGGTCTTTTTGGGCTATGTAATAAGCCAAACCCGCCACAAGGGCGGGGAAAAAGCGGAAGTTCATGTCGGGGGTCTGTACCCCACTGCCTGCGTCCTGAATACGGCGCATCCGCCAGTAAATCAGTTGGTAGAAAGGGCTTGCTAATGTGCCTTGGTCCGGCACCGGCCACAGCGTGAATGTCGGGTTATCCCGCGCCCGGTCGATGTAAATCTGGATAGGACGACCTTGCGTGATTTTGTTGGGGATACTGGAGTAGGTAGAGACGCTGATACGGGAAATGGTCAGGTCAGACTGCGTAGCGTAGTTGCCCGCGCCCGTACGGATTACATGCTCTAGTAGGTCTATGGTGTCGGCAGGGAGGTCGTAAGTGCCCGTACCTTGAGCTAGGTTCTTGGTCCCCTGCTCAATGGTCCACATGTTGATACCACGGTTCTGCCACTCAATGGTCAGCAGGTTCATGGAACGCCGCGCCGTGCGCAGATCGTAACCAGAACGCATTTCCCGCCCAGCACGCTCCCACGCTTCCTCGGCTACTTCCGTGAAGTCCATGGTAAAGTCATATGTGCCAGACGTTGCCATCGCTATTTCCTATACGCCGCTGTCTTTTTAGCGACTGACTTGGGCTGCGCTACGAACTGCTTGCCCTGCTTCTTGCCAGCCCGCTTGGCCCGGGTAGTCGCCGCGTACTCAGCAGGACTCAACGCCTTTATGGCAGCTTCTGGGAGGTACCGCTCCCCCGTCTTGCTCGACGGCTTGCCAGACTTAGTCCGCCAACGTTGGTCCGTCCACTGCTTGAGTGACTGCTGGGGCTTCTTCATTAGTCACGGTACCCGCCACCGGCAGCTTTGTACTTTTTAGCCAAGAGCTGACTTTTTCTGGCCGACCATTGCCCTGCCTTGGTACCATGGGTGGCCTGCGATTTGATCTGATTGAACAGACGCTCACGCATTCCCGGCTTGGTGTAGTTACCAGCCTCGTTGACCTTAGACCCCACCTTGCCACCCTTTTTCATACCGGGCAGCTTGGCAGGATTAACAGCACCCATCCCTCGGCAGGACATCATGGCACTACACCTTCTTGCCTTTGGTGTGGCCTTTCTTAACGATGCCATCAGCGCGGGTTACGCCGCCTGCTTTGTAGGCTTTAGCCATACCACCGCCCATCATGCGCTTTGGACTGCACGAACCACCATAACGGTAGCTTTTGGCTTCCTTCTCTTCGTGCTTAATCATGCTCTTGGGAGCGCCTTTCTTCTTCATAAAGGCCACTTCCTTCTTCATCATCGACTTAGACTCTTTCATTTCGCCTCCTTCGGCAAATTTGCGGCCCTTGTCCGCCTTGACGTAGTCCCTGCCTACTGATTGTGGGATACCAAGCCGCTTGGCCGCCTTCGGATCGTTGGCGACCATTGCCATCAAATTATGCTGCGCTCGGCTGGTAGACGGCATAGTTAGACCATACGGCCTTTGGTATGCCCTTTGCGGCACATCCCATCACCACGAGTTACCGAGCCACCCTTAGCGTATCTGGGACCAGAACCCTGCATGTCCATGCGCTTGCGCGGCGACACCGGACCCATCTGACCTGCTTGGCCCATCTTCTCCCGAATCTGTTCCATGGTCATTTTGGTCTTCGGCGGAACCTTGGCTTTTGGGGGCGGTCTACGACCCTTCATGGCTTCGGGGTTAATGGCATCAACGGGGTATTTGTTTGGCATAAAATGTCCTCAACAGTTCCAAGCCCGCAGGCTTTTATTTATCCGGCTATTTGGGTCTTTCTTGGCTTTTTCACCTGTTAGCTTGGCTTTCATGCCTTTCATTCTGGCACAGAAAGAGTCTCGACGTTTGCCGCCTTCCGGCTGAGGACGCTTAAGCCCCGGTTTGCCGGGGTTAGCTGCGTTGTAAGACGCACGCCCTTTTGCGTTGAGACCACCTTTTGGGTTTTTCCCTTCTTTGCGCTGCCAAGCAGGTGTTTTAGCCACAGAACACCGTCACTTTGGATATCTGATCCAAGGTCATAATGGCGAAGTCCGTACGATTGCTGCGGGTAGTCAAAATACCCTCTGCTGGTACAAACAAGCTATCTGCAAATGCAGAAGACCCAGCCGGGGTATCAAGTTGCAAAATCAACGTACCGTTTGTCGCATTGAGATTGAACTTGATCGACCCTGCCGTAGTAGTACCTACGTAATAGATACTCTTGATGCGGGTACGTGGGAAAGCCAAGGAACCTGTAGTCCCTATGCTGACGTTGCCTGCCGAAGCGCCGCTAGCCGTGATGCTCGCCACAGAAGTGTAAAAGTTAGTAGAACTTGCCGTGGTAGCGTTAGCACCGGTCACTACTTCAGTGGTGGTCGCACCAGTCAAATCCCCTACTTTCACACCTTGAATGGTAAAAGTAATCCCGCTGTCATCCCCCGCAGAGGTGAACAACAGTTTGTACCCAGTACCACTTGCGGAGATATCGTTGGTCAGCAGCGTCAGTGCCCCTGCGCCAGCAATTGAAGCCGCTGCACGCAGGAGTGTTGCGCTGGTAGTGGGCGTAATAGCCCAAATATCACCCTGCATAACTACCCCCTATTAGCGGGTTTCAGCCGCGACGATGTAATCCAGAGTGGTAGCACGGGTACCCAAGGCATCACCAGACAGGCTCATGGCAGCTACAGTCAACTCAGTTGCCGGGATGTTAGTCGTGTGTGTAGCTACATTCTGCCCGTTGATATAGAACCGTACGGTCCCAGTGCCTTCTACCGCAATAGCCAGCACGATGTAGGTGTCATCCACCATGTCTATGCCGGAGTCGGTCGAGGTTTCTGTGCCGCTAGCCTCAGTCTTGCACAAGATGGACGCATCGCCGTCGTCTACCTGAAACACGATACGGTCAGCGGCGGTCAGCATGTTTTCTGGGTTAGTGGCGAAATTTACGGTAAAGCCAAAACACAGGTCCGACTGAGCTACTTTGGAGTTCTTCACACGGGTCTGGAAGTACATGTTCTTGCCCGAAGCAGGCAGGAAAATCTCGTTACCCTGAATAGAAGCCCCGTCATTGTCGGTGGTAGCGGCGGAAGTCAGCGCAACTTCTCCCCCTACGGTATCGGCTACGATAGCTACAGTGGCGCTGCTATCCTTTACGACAGTCCAGTTGTTGGTGGTGTCGATTGCCACACCGACGAAGTCGTCAACAATTTGGAAGTAAGCCGGGTTAATGCTGATAGGCATCTCGGCCATGCCAGCAAGCGGCGCAGCAGTGTTGGTGCCAGAATAGAGTACGGGGCCGGAAAAGTGGGTATTAGCCATTTGAGTATCCTCACATGCGAGTTAGGGGGCAGTCTGCATGTCGTCGGCCCGGGCCGTCTGCTCCCCCGGTTGTCCCGGGAATACAGCCTTTTTAGCAGGTGCGTATTGAAACTGCAAGCCTGTGTACCTTCCCTTGCTAATAGGAAGCCCAGAAATCAATGCACGTCGCAGCGTAGGCATAGTCATGTTGTAGTGTTCCAGCACCGCCGTGAGGCTTGGGAACTCTTTGTTCGTGGTGACTTCCAGTATCGGCTTGCTCATCTTGAGCTTGGACTCTTCGGAGTGGCGCTTGCCCAGCCAGTTTTGGTTGCCCTTGTTGGCTTCGGAAAGATGGCGGCGGTGTTCTTCGGACCGGGGAGGTTTAGGCACGCCGCGTTGCGTGTCCCCTATCTTTTTGCGTACTTCTGGGCTTACGGTCTGGCCGTAGCGGTAGTGGTTTTCGCCTGCGGTCTTGCCAATAAGGCCAGCAGATATGCGAGCCTTCGTTTCGTCGGATAAGACGATCCCAAGCCGAGGAGCTTCCGCACTAGTGTTTATGTTGTAACACTCCGGTTTACCAACATGCACTACCAAATATTTATCTTCCCAAACCAATTGAGATTCCCCTTCAGGCACTTCTTCCAGAATCTCAAATACAAACATGTCCGCACCATACTTATCCCAAGCCGCTTGTAGCCGGGGGTTTTTGTGTATGCCTTTACGCAGGTCGTACTTGTGTTGCCACTCGCGGCGGGCAAATGACTCTGCGCTGCCAATGTAATACTTGCCGTTCGCCATGTTGGTGATGCGATAGATGACTGCCATAGATACCTCCGGGTTGAAGAGCTTGTGATATTAGGCCAGTTAAAATAACTTGTCAAGCCTTATATCTCTAGGAGGTAAAAGAAAGGGGCCGAAGCCCCTTTCTAAAAGTACTTAAAAAACAAGTACTTAGCTGGCACCCGGCGAACCGAAGATACCGAGCGGATCGCTCGCTCCGAACGAGTATCGCTCTCGCGCCTTGTAACGAGCGTTGCCGGTGTCGAAGTCGGCGTCCATACCCGTCTGCATCGGGGTACGAACGAAGTGCTTCAGACCGTTCGGCACGTCAGTCATCAAGAACCAAGCGTTGGTATCGGTCAGGTAGTGGTTGACCGTGTACCCTTCCGGGATCGAGCTGAGCGACCGCAGAGCGTTGATGTCGTTGTCAGCAGTGCTTACACGCAGCTCAGTTTCAAGCAAACGAGTAGCAACGAACATCAGTGCCGGGGGGACTACCAGCTTACGCGGCTTGGCAGCAATCAGCAGACTACGTTCGTCGGTCCACGCAGCGATCTGAATAACGGCGGCTTCAAGCGAAGTCTCGTTAAGGTCAGCACCAGTGGAAGGACGGTTGCTGTTAGTGCCACCCGAAACAAGCGGATGGTCCGTGGCGCAAAGACGCTTACCGTCACCGTAGGTAACGCTGGCGGAGAAAGCGTTGTTGAGGACGGCAGCGGCTTTAACCTGCTTGGTATAAGCCATGGCGCGGGCCAGAGCTTTGGTATACCGAGCCGAGAGCGAATCGTACAGGTTGTCTTCGATGGCCTCTTCGGTCAGCGAGAAACCCAGAGCGATAGTCTCGTGGGTGTAGCGTGCAGTCCATGCTTCCTGACCGTTGTCGTAGGCAATGGCGGAACCTTCGTTCTTCACCGGAGCCTGACCAAAGCCAGAAAGTTTGGTTTCTTCTTCGAAGGAACGCTCGGAGCTTTCGGTCTCGAAAATCTCTTTGTGTTCTTCACCATAACGAGCGTACTCAAGGCCGAACAGGGCATTAAGACCCGGGAGCAGTTCCTTGAGGAGTTGAGCGCGTGAAATAGCCATGACTCAGTTCTCCTTAAATACCGACGTTCACAGACATGCTGTGGAACCCGGGGTTGATTTTGACCAATACATCGGGGTAAGCATCGCTAACCGGCGAAGCAAACGCCACAATGCGCAGGGCCGCAGAGGCGGTAACCACTGTTGCGTCCAATGCAGAGGTGGAATTGCCGTTCTGCGTGCTACCAGTCGAACCGCTCTGGGCAGCAGCAAAGAAGGTATTCGCACCGACAGCAGCCTGCGTAGCAGTGCCATCAAGCTGCGCTTGGAACAACACCATCGGGTCATCAACGACGTATGCCGTTACCACGCCGGTCGTATTGGCCGGGTAGTACTGAGCATAAATCTGCTGACCCTGAGCGTTGATGTAGGAGCAACCTACAAATACACCAAGGGCACCGGTAGCACTGGTAGAACCAGTCGGCCAGTCGTTAGTGGTTGCATCGGCACCCGTTCCGGTGACGATCTGGATGTACCCGTTGGCGTTGATGTACACCACACTTCCGTTGAAGATGTTGGTGTTGTAGCCAGCCGGGTCAATTAGGTATTGACTGGTCGCCCCTGCGTAGGGCATCCCGTCAACACGCTTTACGGGCTTAAGCCCGTACGGTGTTGCAGTAGTAGCCATAAGTGACTCCTGAAAAGGTTATCGGTTTCCGAAAGTTGTCTTGGAATTACGCTCACTAAAGAGCGGCATCCGAGGATCATTTTCACGAAAAAAGTTGTTGTCTACCGACCGAATCTGCGCATCTGCCTGCTCTTGGTAGTAGGCGTTGCGCTCTTCGACCATCTCAACTGGAGCTTTGCAAAGCATAAGGCCGCCCATAACGATATTGTCCTTAAACCGGTCGTTTTCAGTCCCAGTTAGAACGATCTCAGGGTGTTCCGATGCTTTTACCGGCTCCCAACCTTCCCGCAATTTAGAGGAGACGTTGGTAGGATCAGCCTGCCCACGGGTACTGATGCGCACCCAGTGGTATGTGTAGCCCTTTTCAGGGGTAGGAGACGGGAGAAGTTCGGGCCGTACCCACGATTTCTTGCGGGTGGTCTTTTCTCGGGTTTCCAGTTCACGACTCAGTCTGTTCTCACTCATACTTTACTCCTCAGTGCAGCAACCTGTTTGGCGTATTCCGCGAGAGGTACGCCCAATCTGTTAGCTAAAGCTACCTGTGTTTGCGTTAATGTGACCTTTTTAGGGGCCGTGCTCCGCGTAGCGGGTGCAACCACGTTTGGTGCCTTCGGCTTAACCTCGGGCCGTTCCTGCTCGTCTACCTCAGCGTCGTCAAACGCATCAGGGAAGACTTTTCGCATACGAGAATCAATTTTCTCGTAGTATTCATCTGATCGAGGGTCGATACCCTCTTTCACTAGCTTTTGGTGGTACCCCAGTGCCAGAGAAGTCATCTCCTCATCGACACCAAACCACGAATTCTTTTCCCTCCAACTCTCTGCACGCTTGTCCACCGGGGCGGTTGGCGCGGGTTGAGCTGGTTCTGTTGCGGGCCGTTGTACAACAGTTTCCTTTTCCTGTAAAGGCTTAGGACGTAAACCTGCAACTTTGTCTGCCCTAATCTTAGCCGTTGTAAGGGCTTCCTGTGCTGCCAACAGCTCTTCAGCGTTACCCGCCTCATAGGCTTCCTTGTACTTCTTCTTGGCGGCGTCCATCTCCAAGGCGACCTGCTGCTTTGCCTGCTCAATGAGCGTGTTATGGCTACGGTCAGTGGTCTGCTTGAGCTGTTGGTTCTCTTGGATTAGCTGTTTTGTGTAGTTCTCCAGCTCCTGCCGCTCACGCAAAGCCTGCTCTTTGGCCCTACGCTCGTCGTGGTAACCCTTGCTGAAGTGCTGGATACGCTTCTTGACCTTGTCGGAGTACTCGGAAAGCTCGTCATCGGTGACTTCCGCAGGGGGGTCAGACTTCTTGCGCCCCCGGTCTTGGGGCGGCGTGTCGTCTTTGACCTCAATTTCTAGGTCGTCGGCCTTGATAACCTTCTTTTTACCAAGCTCCGTACGGTTGGGCGCGCCTTCAATTTCCAACTTGTTGTCTGGCTTTTCAGTGGTTTCTATAGCCACTTCGACGCCTTTTTGCGGTTTGTCCGGGTCTGGGAACGAAAATTCCACTTGTTGCATAGCCATACGTTGTTACTCCTTAGATCGCACGAGAAATTGCTTTCGGATTTGGAACAATCGCTTGCACGGAGTCGTCGTTGAGCAATCGGTACTCAGTGGTCCCGATACGAAACCGCGTCCCGGTGTTAGGCCGGAACATCACGTAGTCGCCTACTTTGCACCAAGGACCAGTCGGGAACCGTGAAACGTCGGAATAGGCTTGGTCGCCCATATCCAACACCAACCCAATCGAAGACAGGATCAGCTCGTCCCGCATGGTCTTTGTAGCTTTTAAGATACCGCCGCCGTCAAACTCTTCCTCCACTTCGGGGAG